TCAAAGCTCCCTACTAACCCCCTCATACCACCCCGCGCAGATCCTGACCTGGTCCCGATACGCCCGCCGATCCGCCGCCACGCGCGCTAGCGCTACGTCCAACGGATCCCCAACAGCCACATGCGTCTCATGCTCGCGACGACACCACTCCGGCAGCGCGGGCAATTCCCGCGCCTCGGCCGCGACGCGGCGGGCTTCGGCCGAGGCGATGCGGGCGGCGGGGCCGTCAGCGCAAGAGGCGCAGAAGATCAGGGCTGACAGCGCAATCATCAGGCGCATGGGGATTGTCCTCGATATAGCGGGCAAGGTCTGCGCGCCGCGCGGCGGCGGCGCGCTCGGCTTCGGTTCGGGCGGCGGCGAGTTGATCCCCGGCGGCGCGGGTGGCGGTGTAGAGGCGCCAGGCGGCGGCAAGCTCGGCCGCATTCGCCGCCGCCTCGGCCTCGCGCGCCATGGCGTCGCGGATCTCTGCCCGTAGCGCCTCGATTCGAGCGTCATGCCACGCAACAGCGCCCCAGAGGACGCCGAGCGCGGCGAGGATCAGCAGAACCGGCGCCAGCACCCGCGCGAGGGCCCGGCCAACCAGCGGTGCAAAGAGGCTGATAAGGATCGTCATCGCAACTCCCTTGCTATGTCGATGCGCATTATGGTGTGTATCCCGATTGACGCGCCGAACCTTTGTGTGTATATAAATACTCACAAAGGAGGGGCGATGGAGCTAGAAACGAATTCCCGAAACCTCCTGAAGGTTCTGAAAGACGCGGGTTTCGAGGAAGTGTCCAAGCGCGGATCGCACCTCAAGCTTCGGAAAGGGGATCGCACGGTGATCCTGCCGCATCCGAAGAAAGACCTGCCCTTGGGAACCGTGAAGGGCATCTACCAGCAGGCCGGGCTACTTTAGCCCGGTCCTCCATCGCCTCTCGCATCGACGTCAAGGAGGACAGGATGCGCTACTATACGGCTATTGTTCACCAGGAAGGCGACAGCGCTTTCGGCCTCACCTTCCCGGATTTGCCCGGCTGCTTTGCCTCGGCCGATGATTGGGATGATATTCCGTCGGCGGCCAATGAAGCGCTGGATCTGTGGTTTGAGGATATGCCCTCGGTCGCGCCGGCCTCGCTGTCTGAGATCCGAGCACGGCCCGAGGTCGCTGAGGCCCTGCGCGCGGGCGCGTCGCTGTTGTCGGTTCCCTATATCCCCGCCGACACGGCGGTGCAGCGGGTCAATATCACCATGGAGCGCGGGCTCTTGCAGGCTATCGACGAGACGGCGAAGGCGCGAGGGATGAACCGTTCTTCCTTCCTTGCCTCGGCTGCGCGGCGTGAACTGACCGGGGCAGCCTGAGGCTCACGCGCGCCATGCCCCTCTGACGCGCCTCAGCACCACCGGCGCGACCCAGACCAACACCAACCCGAACGCCACCCAAAGCCCGACCTGCCACAGCACCGGGGGCAGCGTGGGTTGCAGGGCGACCACGGCCGGGACCGCCGCCGCGACGGGCGCGACGTAGCCTGCCGCCGTTGCCGCAAGATCCGTCCGGCGTTCGGCCGTCGAGCGCTGCGCGGGGGCATCGGCCGCGACGGGTGCCTCGACGCCGAGCGCTTCCCAGGTGCGCCGCCCGACCACGCCATCGACGGGCAGTCCCGCCGCGCGCTGGAAGGCTTCAACGGCTTCGAGCGTCACGGGGCCGAAGGCGCGATCCGAGGGGATGCCGAGGGCCTCTTGCAGCACCGCGACAGCGGGGCCGCGATCGCCGATGCGCAGCACCACGGGCGAGCGGGCACCGCCGGAGTGACGACGGAACGCGGCTTCGATCCGCGCCGCATAAACCTCGGGCTGCCCGCTTCCATTGTAGCGCCGGGCGAAGGTCAGCCAGTCATGGGCGCGCAAGGCGGCATCCAACCCCCACGCCGTCACCAAGGCCACGAAGGCATCGAGATGCGCGGGCGCGCCGGTGGCCATCGCCTCGACCATGTCCAGCGCGGAAGCATGCCCCGCCGCACCATGGTTGAAGCCCATGATCTGCGGCCCGCCCCAGCTCGACGCCATCAGCGCGGCGTCCAGATCAATCCGGGCGGCGGTGGCGAACATCCGCGCCCGGGCGGATCGCGACAGCGCCAGCGACGCGCGCCACGGGGCCTGCCCGGCGCGCGGCGCGAAGCCCATCGCAGGCCAGAGGGGGCGCGGGACGTGATGCGGCTCGAAGCGGCGCAGGACGCCGCCCGAGGCGTCGAAGCACTGGCCCGAGGCTTCGACCTCCCAGACCGCGCGCAGGGCGGCCGGGTCGCAGCTGAGCGCCGCAGCGGCGCGCTGGAAATCGGCGGGGGACAAATCGCGGGGCATCGCGGCCCCGATCCATGGTGTCGCGGTCATCGGATGCGCTCCAGGCTGGTGATCAATCGGTTGATGTCGGTGCGGACCCCGGCGAGACCTTCCTCGATGCGGCCGAGCTGGACGGCCTGCGAGGCGGCTTGCCCACGCATGATCTCGACGCGCTGTTCCATCGCGGTCATCGCCGCCAGCGCGCCCGAGGCGAACAGCGCGCAATCGTGCTGCCCCGGCACAAACCTCTCCCGCCCGGCGGCTGCGAGATACGCAACCAGCCGGTTTTGCCAACCCGGTGTTTTGTGCATTTACCTGTCCTGCCAGCCCGTGTTCGGACCATCGACGGGCGGGCGCGGCCTGCCGCCGCCCGCATCCGTTGCGGCTCTCTCGCCCCACCAGACATTGATGCCGACAAGGCTGTTATAGCGCCGGAACCGATCGGCCCCGCCGCTGCGCGCTTTGAGCGCTTCATCGCTGCGCTTGAGGGTCAGCCCTTGCGTCAGCCGCCACGCGTCCGAGACCACCTTGAGCGTGGCGGCGCTGTCCTGCCCGTCAGGGGGCGTGGGGATATCGAGTTCCATCAGCGTGCCGCGCACGACGCGGACCGGCGGGGCCGGGGGCAGATGCGTCAGCGGGTCGTGGTGCCATTCATGCACCTCGACAGGCGCGAGGCGGGCATCATAGAGGCGGATGGCTTCGGCGATCTGATCGTGAAGCGGCGAGACGGACAGCGACCAGACGCGCTCTTGCGCCGAGGACACCGAGGCGACCGGCTCGAAGCCCAGCAGCGCGCCCACGCCGTAATAGGTGCGCAGCTCGCCCGCGACCTCGATCACCTGGTGATCGGCGCCAGACCAGAAGCCCAGGGACTGCGGCGCGCCGGTCTCCCGATCGCGCGCGGTGATCCAGACCAGCACCTGCACATCGGCATGACCGCCCGCCGCGTAATGCGCGGCGACAGCGGGAGGGAGAGCACGCATGGATCAGGCTGTCAGGTGGCGTTTGGCCTGGTCGATGGCCTGGCGCGTCATCTGCGCAGCGAAGGCCAGCGCCTGCGAGGCGAGCTCGGAGCCCTCCGGATCGGTGCCGCCGATCGCGTGCAGCTCGGTGATCATCTGATCCGCCAGATCATCAAGCCGGGCAAGATGCGCCGCCTCAGCCTCGGTCTGCGCGCGGCGGGTAAAGCTCGGACGTTGGGTGTCGCTCATTGGTGTGTCTCCTCGTCTCAGTTCACAAAATCAGCGGGTTGCGCCGGATCGGGCGCGGTGTCGGAGGCCGGCGCGCCCTGCTCCTGCGAGGGCAAACCCCCGGCAGCCCGCGTGGCATCCAGCGCGGCATGCACCAGCATCGCCATCATGTCGGGCGTCAGGACCGCCTCGACCCGCGCGCCGCCCGTGGCGACAACCATGCGGACCGAGCGCGGGCGCGGATCGCCGAGGAAAGACGCGCTGCCCTCGAGCATGGCAACGTCGAGATCGGCGGGAGAGGTGTCGCCGGGGAACAAAGGCGCAAACGTGCGCCGCGCCAATTGGGCGTGGTGGGACATGGGGAGGGGTCCTTTTGTTGGGGGGGGAGTGCCAGATCTGGGGCGGCGGTGTTAGATAGGTGGGGAGTGGGCTTTCATTGTACTAACAGACACTAAAATTTGCCGGCTATAGAGCAAGCACTCCAAGCCGCCGGTAGTATCGTTCAGTTGGATTTAGGTGCGGGCATTCACCAGATGAACCTTCTGCCCCAAGGGTATGCTTGCCGCATGCCTAGATAAATGCTGTTACTGCTATATGGTAAATCACCAAATGGATGTGCTGGAGTTCCTAGATGGCGATTTTTGATATTGAAAAGGATGACTTGCTGCGGCTGTCCGACACTCTGCTAGAAGAGTTGATAGCGAGGCTAGCCGAGGCAGAAATTGCAGCACATGGGCATAGCCCTGCGGGTGTCAGTTGGTCGGGCTCAATCAAGGCTCCCGACGAAGGCATCGACATCCATGTGCAGGTTGACACGCCTGAACTGGCCACAGGGTTCCTTTCCCGTCCAGATACGATCCTGCAATCCAAAAAGGACTCGATGCCGAAGTCTGCGATTGCAGCAGAAATGACGAAGGACGGAAAACTCAATTCAACAGTATCAAACCAAGCAAAGATCGGGGGCGCTTATATCATCGTAAGCCTCGCCGACGATTGTTCCCCGCCTATGAAAAAGCATCGTCTCGACGCAATGCAGGAGGCCGTTGCAAGTGATCTTAACGCGGAAAAAATTCACGTCGACTTCTTCGATCGCTCCAAGCTAGCACAATGGTTAAGACAACATCCATCAGTGTTGCTTTGGGTAAAAGGGAAGCTCGGACAGGGCTATACTGGCTGGCAACCATATGGGGCATGGAGTAATCCGCCTAAAGGATCGCCTGACATGCTCATCTCGGCCCCAGGCGTCACCGTTTATGTGCCGACAGAGCGAGGCCAGGGACTTTCAATCAAAGACGCCATTGAGCCTATGCGGCGTCTTGTCCGCACGTCAAACAAGGCGATCCGCATCACTGGGCTTTCCGGTGTTGGCAAAACACGGATTGTTCAAGCTCTTTTTGACGAAGCCGTAGGGGACGATCCGCTGGATAGGACGATCGCTGTCTATGTGGACACAGGGCAAGACCCTGATCCGTCGGCATCTGCAATGCTTGACCGCCTAATTTCTGAAGGGCGCCGCGCGGTGATGGTCCTCGATAACTGCCCGTCCGAACTGCATTCGGCACTGGCAAGTAGAGTGTCGGCAGCAAGTGGTGATGTTAGTCTAATCACGGTCGAATACGATATCAGGGACGATAAGCCGCAGACGACAGAAGTAATTCATATTGAGGCCAATGGCCCAGAAGTTGCCGAAGAACTTATTCTGCGACGGTTTCCCGCAATTGGACAAGGCAATGCACGGCGGGTAGCCGATTTTGCCGACGGCAATGCTAGGGTAGCCTTGGCTATTGCAGAAAGGGTTGAACAAGGTGAGAGCCTAGCAGAACTATCTGACGCCGAGTTGTTCGATCGGCTTTTCCAGCAACGGAAGGGACAAGATGGTGAGCTTCGGGAACAGGCCGAGACTCTTTCTCTTGTGTATTCGTTTTCGGTCTCTGATCCTGAGGTTGGTCAAAATGAATTGGAAGTTTTGGGCTCGATTTCAGGATACAATAAGGCGCAACTGTTTCGAGCCACGAAGATGCTAGCCGACCGCCATGTTGTTCAAAAGAGAGGCCATTGGAGAGCTATACTTCCCCATGCAGTAGCAAACAGATTGGCGAACTCATCGCTTGAGAGCGTCTCCATAGAGACCCTTCGATCAACATTCGAAGCCCATGGAAACATACGGCTTTTAATGTCATTCGCTCATAGGCTTGGCCTGATGCACGATCACCCTGTCGCGAGAGAGATTGTTAAGGCATGGCTGCAACCGGATGGACTATTGGGGCGCATTTCTAACCTCGATGAGAAAGGGTCGAAGATGCTTGACTATATTGGACCTGTCGCACCGGATGTGCTGCTTGATCGGATCGAAGCCGAACTCACCGCTCCAGATTTTCAGGGAATGGAGCCGAAGCATAACCCTCGTAGGACCACGATCCTCAACCTGCTTCAATCCCTAGCGTACGAACCACATGCATTTGACCGGTGCATGTCGCTTCTGCTTCGCGTTGCCGACCATGAAGACGAAAGCAACAACTACGACGCCGCAAGCGGAAAAATTTCGAGGTTCTTTCAACCCTATTTGTCTGGCACACATGCTTCTTTGGCACAACGCCTTGCCATCGTTGAGCAGTGCCTAAGCTCCGTGAACACCCGGCGACGTGCCCTGGGTGTCATTTTGCTCACAACAGCATTGGGTGGACCGCCGTGGACAAGCTTTGGGCTCAACGAGTTTGGGGCACGCCCCAGGGACTATGGCTACAGCCCAAACCATGACCAACTTGTCGAGTGGAGGACTGCTTTCATCGATCTCGCGGTGCGGCTTGCGCATTCGGAAGACCAAGACATCAAAAGCCGTGCGCGGCTGGTTCTGGCAAATGAGTTTCGCGGTTTGTGGCACCATGAAGCAATAAGGGGAAATCTAATCCAAGCGGCGCGGGCGATCAATGACCAACAGCCATGGGGGGAAGGCTGGAAGGCCGTTCGTTCAACTATCTACTTCAACTATATTAGGCGAAAAAACGAACCTGAGCCGGAGCCGCTTCCCGAAGACCTTGCTGCTCTAGACCGGGAGCTGGAGCCTCGCGACTTGATCGCGAAGATCAAGACATACGTGCTTGGCAAAGGGCACGATTATTGGGCACTTGATGACGACTTCGATGATAGCAGCGATGATAAGTACAGGGCGGCTGAAGATCGACTTGCCACTACGGCAATCGGTTTGGGCGAAGACTTTTCAGCATCTGATCATCAACTCGAAGAGTTGGGTTCTGAACTGTTTTCCGGTGAGTGGATGCCCTATCGCTGGGCGTTTGGGATCGGTCTTGCGAAGGGTTTTCTCAACTATAGAGATAGCTGGAAAAAACTGCTGGAACACCTTGCTCGGTTCTCCGGCTCTAATAACGACTATTCGGTGATTGGAGGCTTCATCAAAGAAGTTGCCGCCAATGATCGTCAGCTTTCCCAAGAGCTTTTGGACGAATGTGCGGCACACTCCGATCTGCAGAATGTGCTTGTGGGCCTGCATCCATCAGGTGACTTCTCAGAAGCCGATTTGAATCGATGCATGTCTCTGCTCAAAGATGGAGAAACGCAGACTCGGATGTTCGGACCTGTACTTTGGCGGGACAGCTACGGCCACCTGCCGTCCGAACGTTTGTTAGAGCTTGCACAACAGTTACTGAAGAAGCCCAACGGCGACGCAACCCTACTCGAAGCATTGAGCATGAAGTTGCACGGAACAGACCCTGCCGAAGATACGTTGGGACCCGAACTGAGAAAAATTGGCTTGAAAGCGGCAACCAAATCGCTGTTAGCGGATCACAACGATCGTAATGGGATAAAAGACCATTATATGGAAAACGTCATCGTGGCCGCACTAACATACGATGGCAATGACGCTGAAAAGACTGAATGGATTAATGCCATCTTCTCTGTCGTGGATGAGCGTTTTGGCTACATTCATTCATTCGAGAACTCTATTGGGGTGACAGCGAGGCTAATGCCAAATCCATTTCTCAATCGTGTCTTCCAAGGAACAGAGGACCAACAGCATCGACGCTCTTTTTTCATCAGTCGGGGGGGCATTCGACACGGCCCGATCTCCGAAATTGACGTGGCCGACCTGATTGACTGGTGTCAGCAGAAGAACGAACCGGAAGTCTGGGGCTTGGTCGCTTCGGGCATTAGGCTTTGGGAGAAAGGGGACGGGAGCAGAGATGGTTCTTCTATTACCACGTCTGCTATTAAGTTTCTCGAAGCCGCGCCAGAACCCGGACCAATCCTTCATTCCTATGCGGATCGCGTCACTCCTTCTTTGTGGTCTGGGAGCCGTGCTGATGTCATGCAGCCAAGAGTAGATGCCATTGCCAAACTGACCCAGCATAAGCAGGAAGAGATCGCCAAGTCCGCTAAATCAGTGTCAGATCGACTGGCCATGGAAATCGAACAAGAACGCGTGCGTGACAGACAAAGAGATGAAGAACGCGAGCAGCGCTTCGAGTAATATCTCGTACGAGACTAGGCGGATTCCCAATCGGATATAGGCGTGGGCGTTCGCAAAGTGGCGGGATACACTGATTTTCGACCATTTGGGCTGTATCCGGAGCATCGAAGCAGGGGGTTGAGGCCCCGGCATGAGTGCCGTTAGTGCTCTTTTGATTTGGGCGCACATCTCCATCTCAGCCCCCACAACGACGCAACAGCTCCCCCCCCCGTTCACCCCAACGTCTGCACAAAATCGAGCACGATCCCTTCCACCATCCCCGGTCGGACCCTTGCTCCCTGGCCGGGGATGAGCACCGCCTTGATGGCGGGCCGCACCAGCGACACCGGCGCTCCGGCAGCAACGCCCGGTCGCAACGGCGGGGTGACCTCGACGACCGGCGTGATCCCCGCCCCTGTCGCCGTCGCCCCACTCACCAACCTATGCAGACCGTAGCGCGTCGGGTTGCTTCCATAGACCACGCCCAACATGTCGCCCGGGGTCAGGACATAGCCCTCGGGCAGCCCCGCGACGCGGATCTCGCGCCCGCCTTGCACGACGGAGTGCAGCGAGGGCGTCGCGCCCCCGAGGATCAGCCCCTGCGGATCGGCGATCGGCGCGGTGATCGGCAGGGGATGGGCGAGGAAGCTGCGGCCCGGCTCGGAGAGGGCGGAGATCAGGGCCTCGATGCGGGCGGCCTCGGCATAGCGGCGCGGCGGAAGGACCAGCTGCCCGGTCCAGAGCCGCTCGGCCATGCGCGCCGTCTTGATCGCCCCGCCGCGCGTGCGGCTGATATTGAGCGAGGCCGGCAGGTGGAAGCGGCACTCGGCCACCGGCAGGCCCGCGAAGAACGCGGCCTGCGGCAGCGGGAAGGTGAGAGCCATCAGGAGCGCCTCGGGTTGGCTTGTATCTGTTTCACGCGCCCGGGCAGCGCGCGGTCATACTGGCTCAGCCCGGCCCGTACCCCCTGAGAGACCAGCGCGATCACATGCTGATCGCCATTGGCGCCGTCGATATGGACGTGGATATTGGTGGGCGCGCCGCCGATTCCCCGCATCGCGTCTTTCGCCTGCGCCACGTTCAAGACCCCGCCCGAGCGCGACGGGATGAACACCTCACTATTGGGCGTGTTCTCGTTCACGAGATAGGGCACGCCCGCCTCAACCCCGCCGCCGCCGGCGCGCTTGCCGCCGATCAGCCCGCCGATTCAGGACAGGATCGAGCCGCCCCCGCTTGTGCCGCCGAACATCGACAGAAGCCGCTGGAACTGGCTTGATGCCATCTGCTGGAAGAGCCGCGCCAGCGCCTGGCGCGCCGCATCGCCGCCCTGCCCGATCGCCTCGAAGATCGACGCGATGGCATCCGCGCCCCGGTCCGCATCGTCATGGATCCGCCGCAGCGTGTCGGCGGCCTCCGCGGCACTCTGTCCCGCCGTGACATAGGCCTGCGCCAGCGCGTCGATCTCGGCCTGCAGCTCGGGCGTGAGGCGGCGACCTTCGCGCTGCGCATCGTTCATGAGCTGCGCGCGCACCCGGGCGTATTCGATGGCGCTGCCATAGTCCTGGTTGGACCCGGCCACCGCGACCAGCGCCGCCGCTTCGAGCTGCAGCGCGCGGGTGCGGGCCTCGATATCCGCCACCGCCTCGCGATACCCGTTGCTACCGCCGCCGCCGCCAGATCCGGACCCGGACCCCTCGCCATAAGCCGCGCTGCCCTCATTCGGCGCGCGTCGGGGACGCGGCGAGGTCAGCGGCGCCTGCGCGGTCGGTGGCAATAGTGGGCCATTCGGATCCAGCGGCTGGCCGAACTCCGACTGCGTGTTCATCTGCACGGCGGCGGCAGTTTCCCGTGCCGTCGTCGCCAGCGTCTCCAGCCGCGCGCGCAGCCCATCGATGACCCGCCCGACCGCGCTCAGCTGGATATCGTCAATCGCCGTGACGTGCTCGACCACATTGTCAGCGGAATCGGCAATACGGCCCAGAAGGCGATGGTACGTCTCCGCGTCGATCGTGCCGTCATTGAAGGAATCGGTCACCAGGACCATCGCGTCCGATAGCTCTCCGAGCGCAGAGGCGAGCTGATCCTCGCCCATACGCTCGGCAGTCGCGGCCAGGTTCTCGATGCCCTGCTGCAGATCCGCCGCGTCGCGCTGCAGCGCTGCAAAATCCTGTTCGGCCTGTTCGGTCGCATCCGTGGTCAGCGCGTCGTGGATACTCTCGCCGATGATCGCCCAGCCGACGACGGCCTCGCGCCCCAGCCGCATCAGCGTGTTGACCACGTCCGTGAACTTCTGGTCGATCACATCCGCGCGCTCGACCATTTCCTCGCTCATGACCGCGCCCGTCTCGCGCGCGGCCTGCATCATCCGGCGCAAGCCCTCTTCGCCCAGGCCGATCAGCTCGACGAACCGCTCACCGCCGGCGCCGCCCAGTACCTCGTCGAAGACACGGATCTGCGCCGCGCGGTCGAGATCCCGCATGCGCCGGAACACCTCAAGCATCAGCTCGGACGGATCCTGCAGGCGCCGCGCGAGATCCTCGGCCGAGAAGCCCAGACGCTCGAACGCCTCGGCCGCCGCGCCGCCTCCGGTCTCGATCCATTCATCCGCGCGCAGGTTCAGCTCCTTGAAGCCGTCGACGATCGCATCAACCGGGATCCGCCGCTGGCTGGCGACATAGAGCCATTCCTGGAAAGCCTCGACACCAAGCCCCGCGCGGCGCGCTTCATCGCCCACCTCGGCCATGCCGCGCACGGTCTGGCGCAGGCCTTGGGTCAGGAGCCCCGTCGCTGCGGTGATCGCACCCGCCGCCAGCCCCCGGGCAAAATTCTGCCCGAAGCTCAGCGCGCTCGTGCTCATGCGCTGGAAGCTCCCCTCGACCTGCCGCTGCATCCGCGCGGTGTCGCGGCTGGCATCCCGCGTCAGACGCGCGATGGCCTTGTTGTTGCGCTCCATCGCCCGCGCAAAATCGCGATCGCGCGCTTGCAGCAGGATCGTGATGCGCTCCAGGTTCTCGTCAGCCATAACTCGCCACCAGCTCTTCGTATTCGGCATCGGTGGGCGCGGGCGTGTGATCGGCCTGCGCCTCGTTCCAGCCCTGCACCAGGAGATCGGTTTCGGCGGGGGTCATCGCGCGAACCTGTGCGGGCAGAAGCTGCATCACCCCGCAGAGGTTTCGGACGCGGGCGCGGGCGTCGTAATGGGGTCGGGCCGGGCCGCTTCTGCGCCCTCTTGCGATCCAGCCCCGGGCTTTCCCGGCCGGGCTTCCAGAGCATCGGGCAGGAAGGTGAGGCCGAGGAGACGCTGCGCGATCAGGCGCAGACTCATGTTCTCGGATGGCGGAAGGCCCGCGATCAGCTCGTCGGCCGCACGATCACTCATCCCGGCCCCCACCAGCCCCAGCGCGATGATGTCGCGCACATGCCGGACCTGCGGCGCCGGGCCGCGCCCGAAGAGCTGATCGAAGAGCTCGAACACCCCAAGCGGCGCGTGCTGCAGCTCGAAGCGTTCGATCTCACCATTGCGCAGGAGCAGTCGGTGCGGCTGCCCGCCGAGAATCTCTTCCCGGCCCCGGGCCGTCGCGGCGATCGCCATCAGCTTGCCGGCAGCGCGGTGAAGGTCACGGGCCCCGAGGAGGCCAGCGACAGGGAATAGGTCACGCCATCCTCCTGTTCGCCGCCATATTCCGCCGATTGCACCATGAACGCGCCCGCGAAGGTGCCAAAGCCCGGGACGATGATCTGGAAGTTGCAGATCGGATCGGCGGACATCGCCACCGTATTGAGCCGCGCCTCGGTCGCCTCGGTCTTGAAGTAGCCGTTGCCCGACACCGCCACGCGCTTCACGCCCGCCATGACCTCGGTCCAGAGCGGATCGCCGGGATTCTCGCAATTGGCGGTGGTGACGTCGATCTCGCTGTTGTTGATCGTCAGGGATTTCGAGCGCAGACCGCAGAGCTTGGCGAAGTCCGCGCCCTCGGTGCCAAGATCGATGAGGACCAGCATCAGCCGGCCTTTCTGCTTTGCCATGGGAAGGGCTCCATCTATGGGCCGGGCGCGCTTTACCGCGGACCAGCACGACCTTGCCCAAGGGTCGGATAGGGCACCCCGTACGGGGATAGATCAGGCAGCCGAGAGGGCGGCCTCGAAAGCAATCGTGGCGATGTAGCTCGCGCCATCGCTGGCGCGGCTGATCGCCTGCGTGGTGTAGTGCAGCCAATCGAGCCGGAAGCCCGGCAGGATCAGCCCCTGGTCGTCGAGCGCCGCGCGCACGGCATGGGCGATGCGCTTGACCTCGACCCGCCCGGCAACGGGCCGGGAATGGACCTCGACGCTGAAGGCGACATCCTCGTCAACGCACTCGCCCGACAGGCGCAGCGGCGCGAGATTGTCGGTGCCATAGCGGATATAGGGGAAGGCCACGTCCTGCGGCGGCTCATCATAGACCCGCGCGCCCACAAGCGCCGCGACGCCGGAATCCGCGCGCAGCGCCGCGATCACCGCCGCCTGCAGCGCGAGCGCGGGGCCGTCAGTCATGGAAGAGGCCTTTCACGGCCTTGTTGACCGCGCGTTTCGCCCGGTTCTTGTGGCGCTTGCGAGTGACCGAGAGCGCGGGATTGACGAAGGGACGCGGCCCGCGCTTGCCCTCGATGACCTTCGATTTGGGGCCGAAGTCGACGAGCTGCGCGCCATCCTCCTGCGGTGTCACGGTGATTTTCTCGCGCTCGTGCCCGTCGCCATGCACATCGCCGCCCACGGGAATGAGGACTTTGGCGGTGCGCGCAAGCTCGGTTGCGCTCTTGGCATTGGCCGCGGCGATGTCCTGCTGCAGCTTCCGGGGAAGCTGCGATATCTTGCGCATGACGCGGTCCGCGCCGATCACCCGTTTGCTCATGTCGCAACCCCGCCCTCGACCAGAAGCTCCAGCAGCTCGCGGTCATTGCCAGCCGGCGCGATGCCGCGAATGTTCCAGACCTGACCCTGCGCGATCACCCGGTCGGCTTCGGTCAGACTCGCTACCTCGGACGAGGCGCGGATGCGGATCGTCGCGGTCCGGCTTGCCTCGATCCGGCCCGCCGCGACGCGTTCGCGGCCGAGCGTTACACGCACTTCCGCCCAGACTGTCAGGGGCTTGCCCGGGGCGCGTTCCATGTTCGCCCAGTCTGACACCGTGTTTCCATAGCCATCATCGCCCGGGACCAGGCGTTGGAAGGTCACGCGATCGCGCAAGAGACCCGCCGCCGTCACACCCGCCTCCATCTCAGCGCCTGCACCAGGGCGCGGACGCCGAAGGGCAGCTCATTCATGCTGGCGGTGCCAACGGTTTCGCGGAATCGGAACCAGGTGGCGGCGAGGAGCATGACGGCCTGGGTGGCGAGCGCCCGTTTGGGCTCGGGCATGGCGCAGTCGAAGAGGAGGCGGCAGGGGGCGGTGACCTCGACCACGGCGCCGCCGGCATCGATGGAGAGTGCGAGCGGCGCGGTCTCAGAGGCGTATTCGGCGGAGGCCGAGACCACGTCGGGCATCGGCAGGCGGATCCGCCCCGCCGCCGAGACATCGAGCGCCCAGCTTTGCGGCTGGATCGCGCGACCGAGCAGCCCGCCCCAGCCGTCGAGCCAGCCGATGGCCGCCGCGACATAGCCTGCGAGGAGCTGCTCCTCTTCCGGACCATCGGTGCGGCACTGCAGTTTCAGCTGTTCCATATCGATCAGCTCGCCCGTCGGGGGCGTGACCAGCACGGGCGTCATTCCTGCGCTGCCGCCTTGTTCGCCGCCGCCGGGTCTGCCTTGTTCGCCGGCTTCGGCGCGGCTTTGTTCGCGGGTGCCTTGGCCTTCTTGGTGTCGCCGTCAGTTTGCGCCGCCAGCACACCCGCGCGGACGAGGTGCTTGACCGAGGCGGCATCGGCCTCGCGCGTGTCGCCCTGGGCATAGGGCCGGTCCCCGATATGGGGCCGCAGAACATCGAAGCTTGCCATGAGGATTGTCCTTTCAGAGGAAGAGAAGAGACGCCGCGCGATCCCCGCGCGGCGCTGGAACTCATCGAAGCTGCGCGCCGTTACGGCGCGACCGGCGCGAGATCGCCGTAGACGAAGGCCTCGGGCCGGTTGACCGCCAGCGCGATGCGTTCCTCGGCGAGGATCGTCACGAGGTTGCGTGTGAAGTCGTCATTGACGAAGCCGGTCTCGATGCGGGAATCCCACAGGTCATAGACCTGCGCGCCGAGCTTGAAGGCGCCGGTGAGGAACTTGCCCGCCGTGATCGCCTGCGTCTCGACCACCGGGAGCCGCCAGAGCGACGCCGCCGCCTCGCCCTTGGGCGCGCCGATGATATGGCGCCCGGTCGTGTCCTTGGTGAGCTCGATCGAGGCCCAGTCGATCGGGTTCAGGACATGGCCCGTGGCCGGGAACTCGGCCAGCACCGCCTGCAGCATGGCGATGCGCAGCGTGTCGATCACCGTCAGATCCTCGGCCACGAGCTCAGGCGGCACGGTATAGGCCAAGGCCTGCGGCACGATCCCGTGCAGGTTCTGCCCCGTGCCGTCGCCGTGCAGGATCTGGTTCTCTTCGACCAGCGCGAGGCCGAAGAGCAGCCGCTGATCGATGAGCGAGCTCAGCATCGAGACATCGGCGAGCGCCTGTTTCGAGGCCTTCATCCAATGCGCGATCACCTTGGCCGAGGTGGTGATCAGCTCCAGCTGGATATCCGAGCCAGGCTTCGCCGCGCCTTCCGCCACCGGCGCCGCGTTGTTGGTGAAGCCCGTCTCGCGGATATATTCCAGCGCGGCATTGTCGATCCGGCCGGGCGAGATCAGGTCGCGCACCGTGAGCCGGCGCTGCGGCAGCTCCTGCAGACCCGGCAGCCGCGTGCGATCCGTGGCCGCGCCCACCGAGCCCGCCGCATCCGTGGTGGACGTGGTGATCGTGGCCTTCACCGCCATATCCGCCTTGCCCTGACGCGGGCGGCCCTCGGCCCAGGACTTGAAGTCCTCGCTTTCGACATATTGCGTGCCGATCGACTTCGCCTCGGCCTTGCCGTCGCCGCCACCCCGCGCGAGCTTCTGCGCCAGTTCGGTGACCTGCGCGCCGAGCTCGTTCATCTTGATGAGCGCTTCATCGGCATCGGTCTTGAGCGTCTCGGTCAGCTTCTCGCCCGCCTTGGCGCGCCCCAGCGCATCCTCGGCCAGCGCCTTAACCTGATCGATCGCCTTCTCGTTGGCAGCTTTGAACTCGGCCGCCAGCTGCTCAGCCGTCTTCGTGTCACCCGACATAGGGATCTCCTGTATATATAGAGTGTGGTGTGTCGTGTTGGTTCGTGCAGGCGTCAGCCTGCGAGGGCCTGCAGGAAGGCAAGGCCGTCTGCCGCGTCGCCGGGATCCCCCCGACCGTCAGGGGTGCTCCCCTTCAGGTGGAGGTGCGCGGCCCGCTCCGCCTGCGCCTTCGAGAGGCCGAAGCTCCCCTTCAGCAGATCCTCGAACTCCCGCGCCGTCAGCCTTTCCCCGGCCTTCAGCTTGTCTGCCAGCTCCAGCGCCCGGCGCCCGGACTTCACCGAGGCGACCGTCGCATGCTCATTGGCGCCGATGCTGACGATGGAAACCTCGCGCAGGTCGAGCTTCGTCAGCGTCCAGACATCGCTGTCCTCGTCGACCTCGTAGCCCCGGATCCGGTAGCCGATCGACAGCCCGTCGATGTCGCCCGCCTTCAACAGCTCATAGGCCTCGCGTGCCCGCTGCACGCCCAAGTTGAGCTGGCCCGAGACCAGCAACCCCTTCTCGTCCTCAGCGGCCGCAATCCATTTGCCGATCGGCTGGTTGGGATCGTGTTGCCAGAACATCTTGGGCATCGAGCCGCGCGCGGCATGCGCGGCCAACGCAAATCGCCATGACGCTTTCGGCCCTCTCAGGACACTCACCGGGTCGGCTACCGCTGCGATGCAGTTTGCCCGAACCGATCATCCATGGCATCGTGCAGCATTGCCTTGCAGACCAAGGTCGGCAGTGCCGGACTAAACAGACGCTTGTAGAAGGGCACTACATGCCTGCTATTAGACTATGGCGCTCAAACAAAACTGATGCACAGCGAATGTGCCTATATCTTCACAAACCAAGAAATTTCCTTTTGTCGATCTCTCCATCACTTCCCGCCAGCTCTTGCTTTGCTCTGGAGATAATATCAGACATATCCAAAGTTGGCGGCAGGAATGCATCCTTTATTAAAGACTCTGCGAAATCCGTAGTAGGGACAGGGACACCGCTCGCAGCAGATGCAGCTTTAGAAGTATAGCGCAAGAGACCTTTTGTTCCGCTCCTATTGAGGAGCTTCCTAACGCGCAAATCAATTTGGGACACAACATGAGAGATATTGGTTAATCCTCCCAATGCTGAATGCTCGGCGGAAAGCGCTTTGTATTCGCTGGACAGCACGATTTCCATCAGCCGATCTGCGTGCGCCTTCGAAGCCTCAGGGAGCACCAATGCAGCAGACATCTCAAACGGCTTATAGGTCGATAGTACTGCCTGTAAACCAGCTAGCTTTATTCGGGTATCGGCGTCTCTGCTCTGCAGCCTGACAATTTCCAAGCAGCTCACGAATCCTTTAATATCGAAATGAAAATGGGCTTTGTGGAAAAGCGCTTCCAGAAACCTTGGCATCATTCCATGGGCTCGCATAGCAGCTTCGCGAGCCGTTCTTTCTTCTTTGGAACTTACTTTTCGAAGCGAAACATAGGCCGAAGAGTGTGGAAGTCTCAATCCAAACTCCTCCAGCACCGGCTCAAAAATTTCGTCAGAAATACGCTGTGTGCGTGTATCCGCGTTAATAATATTGACATATCGCCTAGAAGACGGCGGCAACTTCTCAAGTTCATTGTGGAAGTCATTAGAGTATCGCCATCCGTCAGTAATCAGAACTTCGAGAGCACCCGAGAGAATTAAGTTCTCAATCAAGTGCGGCAGAAGAACACCCGAAACTACGATCCTCTTACCGGCCTCATCATCGAACGATCTCATGATGTGGACATGGGGCATGATTACTCGGGTATGGCCAGTCATTTGTATTCCTTAGCCCCGCTGGACTTGAGATTATTATTGCCGGTCGCCGGGTTGAAGTGACATATTTCATTCACAGCATTCCCACCCTCATAAAACTAGTTCTTTGCGGGCCAGCAGGCGGCAGAAAATAGGACATTCCTCGATTGTGCAACATCGAACAAGAAGGGCTCGAAGCGGCCATGCGGCCTCGCGGCGAGGGCCAGCCTTTGGTCCTTCCCAGCGCTACGTCGCTCCCGGCCCAAAGCGGACGTTAGAACAGTTGAGGCGCCCAAGCCGCAAAACCCGAAAAGCTGCCCTTCCATCAGACGCCCGACCGCGGTCGCTCCCAGCTCAAAGCATCAATCATAATGAAGATACCTCTGGTCAAGCCACTGAAGTCGACGATCCCATTCCAGCTTGGGATCGCTGGCAATCAAACGATCAAGTATCTTCGAAATTCCATGGGCCTCGGCTTGGCTGTTTGGTCCGAAAAGCGTCCAAAGAAGAGCCAAGGTCTCGGTTGGATGAGCCTCTGGCGCTTTGGACCTCTCGATTACGAATGGAATGTTGTAGCCCTCAAGCGGCGTCATGTACGGCTGAAGTTGGCTGAGTGCGTCTGGGAAGGCATCACCGGCAGCCACGGCGAGCTCCGCGAAGTGTTGGCTCAACCTCGGGTGCTTGAAGCGCCTATCACGAGGCCAAACGCGCGCCATCAGGGGGGCGATCACGGCTCGCCAAGAGGCCGCAGGCCCTTCCTCCATCTCATTGACCCAACCGGCGACGACCTCAAGCGCTCCCGCCCGTAAGGCCAGCGACCCCTCTCTCAGAGCCTTGGCCGCATCGTCCGCACTAATGCCCCATTGTTCAGTCTCGTGATCACCTCTCATCGTGTCCAAGACCGGGAAGAGAAGGTTGAACGCCGCCAAGTCGGCTCTTTCTTCGGAGCCCAAGGACGTCGCTCCCTCCACGATGGCTTGTCCAAACATTCGCGTGGCCGCTGCAGAGAGCTGGTCGTGGCTGACGAGGACGCGGCGTAGGGCGCGCGCCTCCCAGCCGTCGCCACCCACGGCCGCCACAAGGCTCTCGTTGACCTCTCCGACGTCGAAAGAAAGGACAAAATCTAGGTTGTGCATGAGGCTCGCCCTTGCGAGGGCGCCAGAGTAACCTGGAGCGCCCGCAGCCGCGACCAGGTTGCCGATCAAGGCTGGCGCAGCTCCTCCGCCTGACTTGCGCACCTCATCGAGCTCAACGAGTACCGCGTCTGCCAGCCTGCCAGTCGGCGAGTAGAGCGCCCGGTCCACTATGTTGCGGTCCTCTTCAATCTCGTCGCGGTCGACCGCGACCGCCGCTTGGAAAAGCCTGGGCCACCAAGCCGCGACAGCAGTTTCAGCTCGACGGGGCGTCGAACAGTATAGGTCCGCCAGGTTTCGGACGATGAGAACCAGGAACTGATCGTCAGCTGCGTCAAGCCTATCGAAGATCAAGAGGATCAGGTTACGCCGGACATCGTCCGTCAGTACGCTGTCATGCGCCAAGGCGCTGACCAGTTCGGACCACAGGGGGGCGTTGATCTCACCCAAGGGCGCGCCGCGCAGAACCTCGAAAGCGCCCTCTGGGGTGGAGTTGCAAAAGGCACTCCACCCGCGTCGCTTCTCGAAGTCGTGGCTACTCAGGGACTCTTGAGCAACCCGAAGCCGATCATCGTCTGGGGCCTCGGTTATTTCGGTAGCGTCTCCCGCGATGAACCTCACACCAGAAGAGTAGATCTTGAAGAAGTCTCGGTCCGCGACCTCGCGGTTCAGGTGGGGATGACGCGCGGTGAGCGTGGCGAGCTCTTCGGCACCCTCGCCCGACAAGGCTCCCGCAGCGGCCAACATGTTAAGACGGAACCAGACCTCTTGGTCTCGAGCGTAGTCGCGCCAGTCGGGCTGGCCGTCCTCAATCTCATAGCGCTGGTAGTGCGGGCGAGCTTCGGTTCGGATGCGCAGCTCCAAGGCAGCGATGACTTGTTGGTCGGCGCTACTCGCGCGTTCCCGCACAAGCAGCGCCAGCTCGCGATGAGACCTCCAGAAGTCATCGAGCGATAGACCAAGCAGCCCCGCCATGGCATGTGTGGAGTCGTAGAGGCTCGAATCGCGAAGCGCATGCATCCAGAGTCGGACGCCGACGCGGCTCGGTATTGCGCGCCACTCCTCTGCGCATCGCCGGGCCACATCGGCATCGGTAGCCGCAACCAAGGGGAGAAGGCGCGCAAGCAGTTCGGTGAGGAAGATGATACCATCTTGGTGCTTGTTCTGGCTGTGGGGCTCGATCGACGGGACGCCGGTGTCGAGCTGGTCGAAGTCATCGGTGACCAAGCCGGCGTCGGCACCCAAGCCGACCGCGTCTCGCAGCGCAGCCGTAGCCAGACCGATGAGCACGAGGGGCTGAGGCTGCCTAAGCAGCGCATGGAGCAACTCAGCCGCGCCGCCGCGGTCGGGAACGCCCAACCTGATCCAAGTAAGGTCCGTCAGACGCTCAGGAGGGTCTGGAGTTGGAGAGCCGTAGAATTCGCGCCGGTTCGGCTCAAGAATGAGCCGCGGCGACAGGAAACGCACAGCCTTTCGCAAGTAAGCATACAAGACAGGTTCGTACGCAAGTTCTCGCCGCACAACGTAGGATCGATCATCCCAGTCCAAGCCCTGTGTCTCACTTGTCGCCAGGAGGCGCCAAGCTTGGCGCCAAAGTTCGGGCAACTCTGGCGATCGGCCTAACCGAAGGCCAAGCTGCAATCGAAAACCGTGTCCTAGCTTGGCGTTCCATTTGATCGCCGCCTTAAAGCGTGCCTTGCTCTGCAAGTCCTTGCTCGCCCATGCCGCCGATATCCAATCAGCTTCTTGCTCCGTCCAAAGCCTCCGTTCAGCACAGAAATCAAGCCAAGCGCTGTCTTGGATGACGTTAATAACGAGGTCGAACAGGTCGCGTTTCCCCTTGAAGAGCCATGCGACCCAATCGAGCTCGGTCGGGCTCGCTTCACTAAATGGCTTGCAAAGGAGGTCCGAAGCCCAGCGACGGCGTGTCGCTTTGGGCGTCTCAACGAGGTCGGCGAGCTTCTCCAGGTCTCGCCACAACGCGGTATGGCGCTGCTGCTGATTGTCTGGGCCGATCACAGCCCGATAAGGCAGCACCTCAACGGCCAAGGCCGCCCAACGCGCTATCGTGTCCTCCTCGCTGTCCCGAGCAGCATCAAGAGCGTAGACAGTACGAAGATCCGGAAAGCGCGTCCGGTCAGCCTCTAGCACGTTGAGAAAGTACCGAACCGGCGCGTCGTTGGCACTGTATCCGACCAGCACCACCGTTTTGCAGCGACACAGGTCGAATAGAAACCGAGAGACCCAACCGGACCTCATGTAGGCGTCGCCATAGTCGGCGCTGGTCATCACGAGGGCGGACTGATCCACGTCGATGGCCGGGTCGCCGATGCGGCCGTGTATATGGATGATGCCTTGAAACCCTGCACTGCCAGGCATGGGCAGCGCTTGGCCCGCGAAACTCGCCCCTGCGATAACCTCCCGGGGCGCACCCTCCTGCGTCCAGGCGTGCTCGATCAAGGTGTCGAAGTTTGTAGTGACAATGTTTGGCCGGTTCTCCAAATCGCGCGATAACCGGAGGAGCGTTCGATGGCGTGATAGATCCGGCGCATCTGGCAGCTTGACCAAGCTGCAAACCGTGCGAACCAACTCGTCAGGATCAACAATTCGGCGACTGAGGGAACCCAGCACCTCTTCGAACCTTCCTTCGCTGTAGGAAAATTGCTCGGAACGATCTTTTTCAAGGTTCAGTTCATTGTAGCAACGATCAACAAGACCTGAAAAGCCAGGTAACTGTGGGGCACTAATTCCCGCGCCGCACAAGAAGACAACCTCGCCCTTGAGCCAAGCATCCACCAACGGCGAGGGAAACTCTGGTCCTTCTTCGGAAAACCGCAGAGGCAT